ATGCACAAGAATACGATGATGATGTCTATGATTTTGGAACTATATCAGCAGAAGATACAGCACCAAATACTGACTTACCTGATTTATCAACAGTTGGAAAACCAACAAACATAGAAATAAAAGAAGATTTAATTTTTGCTAATGAATCTGTATTTAACAGAATCAACATTTCTTGGACTGCACCAACTTCTACTTTTGTTGATAGTTATGAAATATCTGTTTTTAAATTGAATTATTATGATCAGGTTACAGGTTTCAATAAAGAAAATTACATTTTGAAAGGAGTATCAAATTCAACAGTCTTTACAGTAGATGATTTAGAAAAGGGTCTTTATAAAATAATGATCAGAGCAAAAAACACCAAAGGAGTTTTTTCTAACTTTGCTACTATTAATCAAAAAGTAAAAGGACTTTCTATTTTGCCACCAGTCAATACACCAGCTTTGCAAAGCGTAACTGAATCTTTATTTTCTACTACTGCTGGTTCTGGTGTAAAAGCAAAGGCAGATTTGAATTGGTCAGCAACTACAAATCCAAATTGGGAAAGTTTAGGAATCAACATTGAAAGATACGATGTTGAATTTAAAAAAACTTCAGCTAGTGCATTTGTTCGTGCTGGTGCATCTTTAGGAACGACATTTACTTTTTTTGATATAGAACCAGACCTTTACGAATTTAGAGTCAGGGCAGTCAATACTGCAAAAGTAGCTTCTGAATATTCTTCTTTTACACAAAGAATATATGGACTGACTGCTGATCCAGCAGATGTATCAAACTTAAATCTAAGAGCAGATGGAATTACTGCAACTTTAACTTGGACACCAACTACTGATCTTGATGTCAAAATTGGTGGTACTTTTGAAATCAGACACAATACATTGACATCGGGTGCAGTTTGGCAAAACTCAGTCAAAATAGGTGATTCTGTTTCAGGCATATCTAATGGTGTGCAACTGCCATTATTGACAGGAACTTATTTAATCAAAGCAGTTGATTCAACAGGCAGAAAATCAGTCAATGCTACAACTGTAGTCAATACAGTATCACCTGATTCTTTCCAATTAGAAAACAGACAAACACTAACAGAGAATCCATCTTTCTCAGGAACTAAAACGAATATGATAGTTGCAGATAATATTCTGAAATTTGAAGGTGATACTCTATGGGATTCTGTATCAGGCAATGTAGATGACTTTCCTTTGATAGATGCAATAGGTGGATTAGATGTTTCTGGTTCTTATGAATTTGCAAATGTCATTGATTTGGGTGCGGTTACGAATGCTAGATTAACTTCTTCAATTACTTTTACTGCCGATGATACAACTGACTTCTGGGATGATAGATCAGATAATGTGGATGATTGGTTTGCTATAGATACTAATGATTTTGATGATGTTTTAGCAAATTTACAAATAGCAACAACAAACGATGATCCAGCAAGTGCATCACCTACTTTTACAGCTTTCAAAGATTTTACTATAGGCAACTATAACGCTAGAGGTTTCAAATTTAAACTCAATACATCTAGCGGTGATACTACCCATCAAATAAATATATCTGCTCTATCTGCATCAGCACTAACTTATGCAAAAATTGATACAGATAGAGAAACATCAAGCACTTCAAAATTATCTGTTACTTATAACGATGCTTTTTTATCTATACCAAAAATAGCAGTAACAGCACAGAATATGGCAACAGGTGATTTCTTTATTATTGAAAATATTACTACAACAGGTTTTGAGATAACTTTCAAAAATTCTAGTGGTACAATAGTGGCTAGAACTTTTGATTATTTAGCAAGAGGTTTTTAAATGGCAACACATGATTATGATATAGCTAACCAGTCTGGTGCAAATTTCAGAGCAGACTTAAATAATGTCTTAGATGCTATCGTATCTAACAATTCTAATAGTTCTGATCCATCTACTACATTTGCATATATGTGGTGGGTTGATACAAGCAACAATGTTTTAAAACTAAGAAATTCAGCAAACAATGCTTGGATCACTTTGCCGATGTCAATAACTGCATCAAATACAATAACGCCTACTTTAAATATGGGTACAGGTGCAGAAGAAGATGTAAAAATTGTTTATGATGGTAATGCAAAAGATTTCTACATTGCACTTGATGATTCGGCAGATGTTTTAATTATAGGAGAAGGATCAACTGTAGGAACAAATGCAATTCTCACAATTACTGACGATTCAATCACTATAGGAGATGGTGCAGCAGTTGATACAAAGATTGTTTACAATGGTAATGCACAGGATTACTATGTTGGACTAGATGATTCAGATGACAAATTAAAAATTGGGGTTGGTTCAACAGTCGGTACAACGCCTGCACTATCAGTAGATTCATCACAAAATCTTGAGATAGAAGGAACTTTGAACACATTAGGTTTTAAAGGTCCAAGAGGTAACTTTACTAACAGTATGTTGATTAGTGATGATGCTACTACAGGCACATTAAGTTCGGCTAGTAATAACACAGGATTTGGTCGTTTAGTATTTAATGCCTTAACTTCTGGTACAGGTAATACTGCTGTAGGTGCTGATTGTCTAAGTGTGAACACAACAGGATTAAATAATATTGCAATTGGTCTTGATGCCTTAAAAGCAAATACAATTGGATTCCAAAATACAGTTGTAGGAGTTTTTGCTATGGATGGTTCTGTAGCTGCCAGCAGAAATACAGCACTTGGTTATGCAGCTTTGAGTGGGTTAACAGCAGCCACAGCTACCGATACAGAAAATACAGCAGTCGGTGGCGGTGCATTACAAGTGCTTACTAGCGGAACAGGTAGTACAGCAGTTGGTAGGGATGCTGGGCTATCTGTTTCAACAGGAAATGAAAATACTTTTTTAGGCAGAGGTGCTGGTTCAAGTTTAACTACAGGTAATAATAATACATTTCTTGGTCGTAATTCTGGAACATCAGGAGAAGCATCTGTTACTAATAATAATTGTGTTTATGTCGGAAATAACGCATCAGGTAATAATGGAGCAAGTAATGAAATTGCCATAGGTGATGGAAGAATCGGGTTAGGTTCAAATACTTTTGCTTTTGGTAAAGCAAGTAATGTTGTCTACAATGTTTTTACATCTAATAATTCTTGGACAAGAAGTTCAGACTTACACAAAAAAACTAATATAGAAAATACAGATATTGGTCTGAGTTTTATAAACGAGTTACAACCTGTAACTTTTAATTGGCGACCTAATAATGAGTTTCCTGAACACTTCAAAGATTATTCTGAAACAGACAATCACATGGAAACAGACATCAATCTTTATGGAATGATTGCTCAAGATGTCGAAAAAGCATTAGATAAAGTTGGTCATAAAAACTTTGGTGGTTGGGTAGAAGAAAAAGATGGTTCACAAAGTTTGTCACAAGAAATGTTTGTTTATCCTTTGATAAATGCGGTCAAAGAATTATCAGAAAAATGTGATTCTTTACAAAAAGAAATTAACGAATTAAAAGGTAATTAAATGGAAATGACAGTAGAAAGAGTTTTAGAAATAGCAGATGATTCAGTTACATTAATTAATGATGTAAATACCAATGGAGCATCCTCTGAGTATTTACCATCTGGATTATCGCAAAGCGAGGTGAATGATGTTGTTCAAAGAAATGTAAATCATTTAGAAACAGTTTTAGCTTACGATGGAACTAGCATAACAAAACCAGATGTAGCTGGTAGTTCAGTAGATAAATCATCTTATACTGCTGCGATTACTACAGGTAAAAACTACATAACTGCAAACTCAGGAGAATAATATGTCAGAAGATCGTCAAAAATTAGAAGTAGCAAAAGATGATGGTACAAAAGAAGTTTTTTACAAAGATGAAATGTCTAACGAACAAAGACAAATGCTTGAAGAACTTGCTGAACTAAATGCCAGAGTCAATCAATTGCAACCTTTGGCAACTGAATTTAGAGATAAGATGGAATTAGTAAACATCAAATCAAAAGTATTAGTTGAATCTTTGAAATCAGAAAACATTGATCAACAGGATGGCGAGTAAACCAACAGTTGCTTCTGTTCATACTGATCTGAAATCACATGAAAAAATGTGTGAGGAAAGATGGAAAACGATCTTCAATGAAACTGCTGATCTAAAACATGAAATAAGATCAGTAAATTTACAACTCAAAGCTGGTCTAGGAATCCTTGTTGTTGGCATGGGTTCAATATTATCAGCACAACTTTTTTAATGGATGCCAGAGATAGAACTATCAGATTATTATGTAGAACTCATAGGGTTCTTACTTACATTATTGGTAGGACTAGCAATCAAAGACTGGGCAACTAGCTTAGTCAAAGGCATCAACTTTAAATACAACTCATCCTTAAAAGAAGGCGATAAAGTTATTCTTGATGGCCAACAAGCTATGATCATAAAGATAGGTATGTCACAAACAGTCTTTGGTGTTTACTCACCTGATGGCTGGACATGGCGATATGTACCTAATGAAAGAATCGCAACACTTAAATTAGCTAAAGTTGTTGATTCAGAACTGCATCAAGACACTAAGGAAGAAAAAGCACAAAAAATTAAAGAATTACTAGATGGAGATAAAAATGGCTGATCCTATAACCAACTCAGTTGTCGGCATTGCTGGCAGCGTACTTAATAAGTTTGTTGCAGATAAGAACTTAAAAATGAAACTTGAGCATGAACTCAAGACACAATTGCAAACTGCTAATCTTGCACAAAACGAAACTAACAAAATTCAAGCAGCACATCCTAGTTTATTTATAGCTGGCGCAAGACCAGCAATAATGTGGATATGTGCCATTGGTCTTTTTTGGGAATTCTTTTTGAAACAGGTATTGGCGTGGTCTTTTGGTCTAGCTGGTATGGAAGTTGCTGTTCCAGATATACAGACTGAAGGTCTTATGACTTTGACTTTATCTTTATTAGGCTTATCTGGTATGCGAAGTTTTGAAAAATCTAAAGGTGTAGCCAGAGAGAACCTTACAGAGAAAAATACTAAGGATGTTTACAAATGAGAACTGACGAAGTTGGAGCAACCAACGAATTAAGAACAGAACTCAAAGAAAAGTTAATCAAAGAAGAAGGTCATGAAAAAATGCCTTATGAAGATCATCTTGGTCTTATCACTATCGGTGTGGGAAGATGTTTAGATCGTGTTGGAATATCAGATGCAGAGATTAGTTTTCTTTTAGATAACGATATAGAATCTGTTTTTTTACAACTCACAAATGCAAAACCTGAATGGCAATATTATCCTTTTAATGTTCGCGTCGTATTATGCGATATGGCTTTTAATTTGGGGGTAAAAGGTTTATCTAAGTTTCGTAATATGTGGCGATGTTTAGCAGAAGCAGATTATATCGGTGCAGCAGAAGAACTAATGGATTCTAAGTATGCAGAGCAAGTTCCGAATCGTGCTAAAAGAAATGCTAAGTTGTTGAGGGAAGTTCAAGAATAAAAAAAAGGGAGTGACTAGCACTCCCTAATTTTTAAGAAGAAATTATTTTTCTTCAACTGCAAGATAATCAACATCTTCATAGTCAAAGTTGATTGCATTAGCATTAGACACTTTTTCATAGATATCAGAAACAGTAAATCTTCTACCAATTGCTACATCATTTTCTATATTTTGAAAAGCATCTAAAAGAATTTTTTGTAGCAATTCTTTTTCTTTGGCAGACAAAAAACCAGCTTTGCTTTCTTTGTTTATTAAAGGTAATTTTCTCATTGTTTTCTCCTTAGTTATGTAAGAAATCATTTCCTTACCCTGTTTATCTTAATGATTTTTCAGGTTGTTGCAAGTAAAAGTTATACTTATTTACCCATAACTTTCAAACTTCTCCATAGCTAATCTAGCAGCTTCTTCCTTTGAGTAGCCTTGTTCTAAGAACTCTATAAACCATCGTTCCAAAAGCATATCGTTTATTTCATGACTCATCATGCACCTTTATTGAAAATCGTCTTTGAGTATAAGCATCTTTAGCTGGAATTATTTTAGTCTGTTCTGGTTTAGCTTTGTAATTTATCGTTTTCCAGTTCACTTGATACTTACCCATTCTACCAATTTGAGCAGACTGCATAGCGTTCATCAGCTTAGTCTTATGTTCGTCTATAATCGTTTGTGCTGCCTTGATGGTCTTTTCTTGCAACAAGATATTTTCTATTGAGTTCAAAGCATCGTCAGGCAGATCAACGATTGAACCATCGTCTAGCGGAAAAGCATGATTAGCTTGATTAGTGTTGAAAGGATCGAAGTAGCGACAATCAGCAATCCTAGAATCAAATTCTTTTACTTTGGGTTCAAGTTCTTCTTTCTCCCATTGCTCATCCCTTTGATAAAAGAAGATGCGGTAATCAGTACCATAAGCAATGCAAACTGCACCCCAGTTATATTGAGTTGTCGCTAGAAGTGCTTTTAATTGCAAAACTCCACGATGATTAGCTGGTGGGTTTTCAGGTCTAGCACCAGTAGCCTTAATTTCTAGTATGCCTTTGCCTTCTAAGCGTACAGAATCGCCTTCTGGCACATAAAAAGACTTATCTGGATCAGTAACGACATCTATGCCATCTGCAACGCCTATGGCATCTATAGAGCCATTTAAAGCTATGTGCCTATGGCGTACAGGCTTATGAATTTCATCAAAATAATCTAACAGGCCTATTCTTTTGGCTGCTAAAGCGATTAATGGCTTCTCTATGATGTTACCTACTTCCATTAAAAGATTTGCTTCAGAGCGGATGTTTTGCCCCTTCAATGCTTTGTGACAGTTTTCTAGCACTTCATTAAGGTTCTGATATGGGTTTTCGTGCCATAAAGCAGAAATCAAGCTACAAGACATTTCATGGTCTGGTGTTAGCTTGCCTAACGCTTCTTGTGGTTCTTTAAGTTTCATTGTTTTCTCCTATTAATTTAAAATTTTAAGTTTACTGAAAAGACCCAATTCATCATTGAATCTTTTTTTCATAATATTTACATAGTCTTTATTTAATTCAATTAATATTGAATCTCTATCATGTGAATTAGCTACAATACCAGTTGTTCCGCTACCACCAAAAATATCTAAAACTGTTCCGCCTTCAGGACAACCAGCTAAGATACATGGCTCAATCAATTTCATTGGAAATGTTGCAAAATGTGCATCTTTAAATGGTTTAGGACTTACCGACCAAACACTTCTTTTATTTTTTTTTGATCTAATTGCTTTAAAACTACCATCAACACGATTAGCTTTTTCAGGTTCAGAATATTTGCCTTTGTAATATCCTTTAGGTCTTTCAACTTCTTTTGTAGTGCTTGGAGAATAAATAGCATCTTCTTTGATAGATTCACTATCAAAATAATATTTAGGACTTTTACTCAACAAAAAAATATATTCATGTGCTTTAGTGCATCTATCTTTAACGCTCTCAGGCATTGGATTTGGTTTATGCCAAATGATATCTTGTCGTAAATACCAACCATCTTGTTGCAAAGCTAATGCAACTCGCCAAGGCACCCCAACTAAATCTTTTTGTTTAAGTCCATCTGGAACTTTTGTTTTTATGTTATCAAAACCTAGCAACTTACCACGATCCTGACCACCACCAACATCTTTTCCCCTATTATTACCTTTATGACCAGCATAACTATCCCCTAAATTTAGCCACAAAGTACCATCATTTCTCAATACTCTTTTGACTTCTCTAAATACCTTAACCAAATTATCAACAAATTCTTCTGGAGTTTCTTCTAAACCTAATTGATTGCTGACACCATAATCTCTTAGATTCCAATAAGGCGGTGAAGTGACACAAGTATTTACTGATTCATCTGGTAATTCTTTTAACTTTTCCAAACAATCTCCTATCATTACTGTTGTTTGCATTGTTTTCTCCTATTGTCCAAACATATATTTATCTATGAGTGCATCGCCTGATAAGTTCTCACCAAAGTAATTTACTTCACCAGTCTTGAGATTCTCGGTTTTGTAAACGCCTGAGTTATAAGCAGTTACATGGCAATGCCCTAACTGTCTTTTTTGTGGATAATTAAAATCTAGGTGTTGTTTATCCAGATCAAAATTACCCATCCATTTAATACTCTTTGCCCATTCTTCAGCTAACAAAAGTATTTCTTGTCTTTGCACTTTATCTTTAAATTGTGTCATTGGCTTCTCCATATTCTGAAAGTGCCATCGTCTAATTGTCTGATCTTGCACTTCTTGTTGTGACGATAAAACAACTGACGATAGACTCTGGTTTCATCTTCTGTATCAACCACAAACGAATCATCTATATCCATTGAGTTAATTAGATTGGTTTTGATACCCCAACCACCTTTCTTTTTCAAAGGTATGTTCTTTTCTATTTTCAATGTAGCACCTTTGGTTTTTTGTTGTATTTAAGTGCATCGTGCAGAATCAGCCATTGATGCACTGGTAATATAGCTTTGACTTGTGTAAGTCGCATGGCTCGGAAATCTTTATCATGCAATTCACAAAGGTAGTCTAAGTATTCTGAAAAAAAGTCTTTCATTGTTTTCTCCTTTGTCGTTTTGATTTTCGTTCTAGTTTATTAATCTTAGTAATCTCTCTGTTGATTTCTTCAGTAGTCATATCGTAGTAATCAGCATTGAGCCTTCTTTTCATTTCATCAATTGTCATTGTTTTCTCCTGTTTTTAGATATTCTTTGTAAGGTGTACAAATTGCTTCTATTGCTTCATTCAAAGCAGCAATTTTTGCATCGTACATTTTCTCAACAATACCCAGTTCAATTTCTTTAGTCATAGAAGCACCAGAATAAATATGTTGTTCTAATTTAAAAAAAGCTGAACGAAGTTTGCGTTTTTGCTTTGATCTTTCTTCTGCTGTAAAAGGTGTGTGTGTAGTCATTGTTTTCTCCTTATTTACTGTTTAAAAATTTAACTAACTTAGTTGGATATTTGTTTTTGTCTAAATTGAAACCACCACCGCTAATTTGATCGCTAATCAAAAAAACATTAGTAGTGGAACAATGTGCCATAGACACATTATCAACTAAAGAAAGAAGGTGTTTTAAAAAAACTGCCCTGTTCTCTTTTTTGATAGCCCCATTTCTAAGCATAATTTCTGATGCTTGCCCTTTTGGTAGCTGGCGATAAGTCGCTACTAACTCGCCAGATTCATTGACAATCAATCTATTAGCGTAGCCTTGTATTGAATATTTAGTCATTGTTTTCTCCTAAAAAATGTTATTACCCTATCTATATTAATGATTTTTTAGATTGTTGCAACTATTTGTTGTATTGATTATTAAATAAAAAAAGTGCAGTATTTGTTTCACATATATCTAGGAGTAGCAGATGAGTCAAAAAACCAATGGACAAGATCACCACACTGACGATGTTTCGTTTGAAATTTTTTGTATCAATATGCACCAGATGTATCAGGTGGTTCAAATAAAGCAGAACAGAACTCCTTATGAATTAGATGAGTATGTGAAGATTTATTTTGATCAATTAAACAATTCTTTTGAAAAACTAATAGGAGATAAATATGAGTAATCCTTTTGACATTGTTGATTCTGAAGTCAGCAATTATTTAAAACACGATTATCAAAATGGTGGCTGGAAGGTTGGCGATGAACAGATAGACGCTAATTATTTTCAAGTCGATACTGCAACGATCAAGATGGGTTGGGGTAAATACGATGCTGCAACTGGTTACACTTTTGTTTGGCAAGATGATTTGCACAAACCTATAGCAAAACCAGATCAAGATTTTAAAAATGCTTTTGCAGTTTGGATGTTTCCAAAATATGTGACTGATGATCAAAACTTTGAATATGGTCGTGCAGTCTTATGGCAACGACAATCATTCGGTGAATACGATGGCTTTAGAAAAATGTGTTCTATGTTTTACGAACAATCTCAAGCTACAGAAAATTTAGATAAATTACCTGTTGTCAGATATACAGGCTCAGAACAAAAAAAGGTTGGAATGGGTAACACCAGAATACCTGAATTTACTTTAGCTGGGTTCAAAGAAAGAGCCGAAGGTTTTATTCTACCCAGTTTTGCACTAGAGGATGGTAACTCATCTGACCCCGCTCTCACAGAATCATCTTCTAGTGCATCCTTGCAACCTTCAGCAACAGAAGGCAGTATCATTGACGATGAGATTCCATTTTAGTTGTGGATTGGGTAGAGATTGCTCAACCCATTGCGATTGAACTTTTAGGAGAACCAACATCTAAAAAAAGCGATGAGTGGCGATGGGGTCGCAAAGGATCATTAGTTTTAAATCTTGAATCTGCTTCATGGTACGATCACGAAGCAGATCAAGGCGGTGGGATTATTGATCTTATAAATTACAAAGGCGGTGATGTTGCTAAGATATTAGAACCTTACAATGTTGATCAAATAAAAATACCACGACCAACAAAACCAAAAACAATGAGATTATTCAACAGAGAGCAGATGATCAACCTGTTCAGAGAAGCAGAACTTCATGTCAAATATTCAGACGATTTTATGGTGATGCGGTTTCCTACAGATCATTTTATAAAACAAAAATATGCACCATTCACTCGGCATGGTGCGGAATGGTCTATGAAAAGACCTGAAGGCGTATTGCCTATATATGTTTCAGATAAAGATAAAGATAGTCATGTCATTATTGTTGAAGGTGAGAAAGCTATGAAGGGAGGAGAAAGCATCTATAAAGGTGATGTTTGCTGTCATCATGGCGGTGTAAGTAATTGGCAAAATTGTGATTGGTCAAAACTCAAAGATCGCAAAGCATATATCTTTCCTGATAACGATGAAGCTGGTAAAAAGTTTGCCCACGAACTCAAAGAACATCTTCACGATATATGTGAATCAGTTGATGTCATAAAGATACCTAGAGCCTTCAAAGATAAAGATGATCTTTGGGATGCAAAGGTCAACGAACATTGGAAATCATCAGAAGAATTTATAGATTATTGTCAAAGCAACATAGTCAGAGCCAGAGTATCTTTTGAACTAATATCAGTTGGCAGAATGATTTCTGACATAAGAAAACCAGAATGGCTCATAAACGATGTCTGCGAGAAAGAATCAGTTATAGCTATCTTTGGACAGGCTAAGGCTGGAAAATCATTTGTAACAGTCGATATGGCAGCTTGTATTGCATTAGGTAAAGAATGGCATGGACATAAAGCACATCAAGCACCTGTAGTTTATTTAGCTGGAGAAGGTATCAGAAACATAAGCAGACGATTTTTAGCGTGGTCTAAAATTAACAAAGCAGACATACATCAAGCACCTTTGATGATTTCTAGTCGTGGTGCAAGGTTGTTAGATGATAAAGACCATCAATTGCTCAAAGATACAATATCTGCAACAGAAGATCAGCATGGTGATATTGGCATGATTATTGTTGATACTTTGGCAAGAAACTTTGGTGGTGGTAATGAAAATTCAACAGAAGATATGAACGCCTTTATCGAACGAATAGATGATCTAAAAGATACTTTCAAATCGTGCATATCAATCGTGCATCATACTGGTCATAACTCAGGCACTAGAGCAAGGGGTTCATCAGTATTACCAGCAGCAGTTGACGCTGAATACAAAGTCGTTAGAAAAGATGTATCAGAAGAAATGTTTGTAACCTTTTCACAAACTCTGATAAAAGATGGCCAACCAATGAAACCAAAGGATTTTAGATTTGAAGTTCTAAATTTACCTTTTGAAGATTTGTCATCTGGTGCATTAGTAGAAGTGGAAGATATACCTGTAGAAAAGGCTATGTCAGAACTAAAAATTAAGATATTAGAAGTTATAAAAACAATACAAGAAAAAGAAGATGAGCCAGCAATGCGATGGGTAAAGAATAATGAGATTGCAAACTATATGAATGAATCAAGACATAAATTAAGCAAACCTTTAAAGGAACTAAAAGATCAAGACTTAATAAATTGGGAAGATAAAAAAGGTTATCAAGTAAAAGATTTTGATGATGGGATATTCTAAGTTGGTGTCAGTTGGTGTCAAAATGGTGTCAGTCGGTGTCAAAAGATGGAAAAAGTGGTGTGTGTCTATATACATTTCTATGTATAGACACCAACACCATCTCAAACATGGTGTC